ACAGACTATGACGCATTCTGGGATAAGATGACGGAGCCATCTGAATTTCACGATTTTGAGCTGCCGTCAGGAAACGGTGTATACCGTTTTACCGGGTATATTTCATCTGTATCCGATGAATACTCCAAAATTTTGGTGGGAGATTCGCAGTTTAAAGGTTTTACCTGTAAGATGACAGCACAGGCGCCGGCAAGGAGGCCGGGATGACAACAGATTTTTTTGTGAAATATGGACTTTATGACACAACTGCATTGCAGGACGCGAAAGAAAGTTCCGAAACAAATGCGGTTTTTGGAAATATCGGGCTACTCAAATCAAGGAACTGTCCGCCTGATTATGCCACTCTGGAGCACAATTTTTTTGTGCTGGATGGCAGCCTGCACGAGATGCCGGATCATCCAACAGACATCCCGTTTTTTTCCAGCGTACAATCTGGGGCAGATGGGATCTTTGCAAAACAGCCTGTGATCCAGATAGATTTTACAGAAAATCATACTTCGGTCGGATTGACATTCTGTTTTTCTGAAACGTATCCGCTTGAGATGGAAGTGACATGGTATGACCTGAGCGGCACATATAAATCACGGCAGCGCTTTTTCCCGGACAAGCTGGATTATTTTGCTCAAAATCAAGTGGAAGAGTATGGACGGATTGAGATCCGCTTTATTCGCGCCCTGCCAGGGCGCAATGTAAAATTGAACTACATTGAGTACGGCACAACGTATATCTGGGGACCGGAGGTTATAAAAAACGCGAAACTTGTGAATGACACAGATCCGATCAGTAACCAGATCAAGACGGATAAGCTTACCTTTGATTTTGTTGACCCTGATGATACCTTTAACATCGGCAATCCGAATGGATTGCATAAAACCCTGCAGAAAAAACAAAAAATGCTGCCATATGAGATCGTTGGTGGCGTGAAAATGCCGTTGGGCGTATTTTTTATGGATTCCAACAGCACAACGAAGAATGTCAGCAAAATATCCGCAATCGACTACAAAGGTATGCTGGCAAACGTCGATTTTAAGGACGGGCGAATTTATGCAGGAGAACCGGCGGGAAGCGTGATTGATGAGATCATGAGGGCGGCTGGGATTGTGGACTATACGGTGGACAATGAGGTGGCAACTATGCCACTATATGGAACGCTGAAAATCCAATCCTGTCAGAAGGCTCTGAGGGAAGTTCTGTTCGCCTGTGCGGCGATTTCAAACACATCCCGAAAATCTGGCATCGAGATCCGGAAGGCGAACCGAAGAACATCGGTAACGATCCCGCGCAGCCGGAAGTTTTCAACGTCCTTAAAAACAGATCCGTATGTGTCAGATGTGAATGTGAAATACAAGACATGGGTGCTGGATGAAACGGAAAGCGAGATCACGAAAGGAACGTATGGACCAGGCGTGCATACGATTCAGCTTACCAATCCGGCGACTAATATGTCCGCGTCGGCAGGCAGGATCGTCAAGCAGATGCCCTATTATGTTGTGTTGGAAATTGCAGAGGATGCCCGCACAGAGGTCACGATTGTGGGTCGAAAGTATGTTGGCGAGGAATTGGCGGTTCTCTCCAGCATTGAGTATATCAAATCCGGAGAGGTGCGGAGCACTAAAACATTTACCGGGACGCTGCTGAATTATGAAAGTGCGCAGAGAGTAGCCGATAACATTCTTGATTATTACCAGCTCCAACAGATCATTCAAACGCGGCATTTGGCGGCGGAAGAAAAAGCGGGGGACTGGGCGGAAGTTGAAAATACGTTGCAGGCTCACGGCAATTTTGTTGCGTGTATCGAATCCATCAGCATTGACCTTGTGGGGGGATTTATCGGGACAGCAAAATATCGTGGGTACTACAAGTTGACGACGGAAGAGTATTACTCCGGAGAGCTGTATGCGGACGAGGAGGTAGGGATTTTCTGATGGAATGGGTATATGACCGGACACAGGCGGACGTTGATCGGGTAAGTCTGTTGAATCAAAAATACGCTGCCGGGGCAATTTCCGAAGAAGAGAAAAAAGAATGGGATGCCGGGATGAAGGGAGCACTGAATGCAGCGGATCTGAACCGGATCGAAGGGAATATCCGAGAGATTGCCGGAGTACTGGCGGTAAACGTGGTAACAAAAACGTGGGAAAAGAATCAAATCCCACGAGTAAGTGATTTTAAAAGAATCCGTGATAATGTACAACGCATCCGGGACGCATGGAGTACCTTGAAAGATACCCCAGTTACGCCAGATACGCCGCTGGTTACTTATCAAAAATGGAATGCCATAGAGCGGATTTTACACGATGTCAAATATGTATATGACCGCGTCATGGACAGTTATTATTATTGCGGCGATGAAATCTACGCCGGGGAAGGAATAGGGATTTTATAATGGCAGAGACATGGTTTACGCCAAAAGAGTGGAAAGCCCGCCTTGTGGAATTTGCAGGACGGCGGCTTCTGAGAAACGTTGCAAACGGAGAAACTGTAACATATGACGTATCTCGTAGCGAGGGGCAGGTTTCGCAGGAGGGCGATGCGTTTAATACCAAAAACATGAACGATCTTGAACAAAGGGTGGCCAATGGATTTGCAAACGCAAAGACAGCGGTTGATGCGCTAAGTAACGATTTACAAAATAAAATGAGTAAATATTATGGCACTGCAACGTTAAGCGAGACAAATGAAAAATCGGTATTGAAACACTTACTGGTGGATGTTGATTTAATGGGAAAATACGGAAATTGCAATTTTTCTGTACTTGTTAATAGCACCCAGTTTTATTCCGGAACTATGCATTCTGATGGCGGAGCAACCGCATGGGGGCATATCCAACAGCGAAATTCCGACAATGCCCCGGGTAGTTTATACAGTTTCTATTACAACAGAGGTGCTGATCCAGTATTAAAAAAATTGGGTAGGTCCGGAACCATTGCGGGGGTTGGCGGGTATTGGATGGACCCTCCCGCCGGGGAATATAAGGAGTGGACTACCGGATGCGTTAGATGGGATGGGGATAATCTTCTGGTAACCGTAGAGGATGATTATGCACAAGGGCATTTGGCTGTTGGGGCTAAAGTTGGTAGTAAGAGCAGACCTGGACAATGGGGCGATAAAACAGGCGGACTAATTACATTAAAATATTAATTTTAGGGAAAAGAGGTATTGTTATGAAAAAAATTGTATTCAAATCGGGAAAAGAGTTGGAAATCGACGGAATTTCCCAGAGCGGGAATAGCTTAAATATATCTGTTCTTAGCAAGGATGTGGCAAGCATTATCGAAACATTTTCAAACCCGGATAATACAGCAGTAATGCGATATTATGTTGGCATTGATCTGATGTGTGGATATGCTGGGTTCAAAAAAATTGCGAGGCTCGAATATACTCCAAACATTGTATCGTCCATTGATTACACACAGGAGGACGAGACAACAGAAAGCGGATTTGCAGAAACACATGTGGATGTCTGTACAGTACACATGGAGAAAGTTGAAACAGCCGAACTTCCGGAAGGGCTGACTGATAAGGTCGCAAAGCTGGAAAACGATGTATCCAGTATCGCATCTGGCATCGATGCAATCAACGGAATTTTGGAGGGCAAATAATATGTTTACAGAAAAGGCAAAAGAGAATCTGAAAGCAATGCTGTGGCAGGCTAAGATCAGCGCGGTTGATAACACGGACGCACAGGCGTTAAGTGTTCCATCGCTGTACCCTGAATGGGAAGCGTTGAAGGACGGGGAACATCTGGCAAAGGGGCAGCGTGTCACCTACAGAAATGTGTTGTACAATGTCCTGTCTGATCACGACAAGCAGGCACAGTGGACACCAGAGGCGGCTCCGTCCCTGTTTGCCAAAGTATTGATCCCAGACTCCGGAGTGATCCCAGACTGGGAGCAACCGTTAAGCACCAACGGGTATAAAAAGGGCGATAGAGTGAGGCATAAGAGCAAAATCTGGGAGTCTCTGGTAGACAACAACGTATGGGAACCGGGAGTGATAGGGACTGAAGGACAGTGGAAAGAAGTGACAGAGTAAACAGGAGCTGAAAGGCTCTTAATTTTTGCCCAAAATGGGAGAAAGTGAGGAACACATGAAACAGGTATACATTGCAATTCAGGGGACGGTAGCGGCGTTTATTGCATGGCTGTCGGCAAAAATGGGAATTTTGCTCCCCGTCATGGGCGTGCTGATGGGGATGATGGTTATGGATTACATCACAGGGATGCTGGCCAGCAAGAGGGAGG